TTGTTAGATGGTTTTAGTATTTCGTTTTCAAGTATAAGGCTTATATGTAGTTTAGCACATTTCTTTGCTTCTTTGCTTGTTGTTGTTTCTACATAAAATGCTTTTACTAATTGGTATGCTTTTTCTTTTGGTGTTTGCATAAATAGCCATTCTTTTTTTATCATCTTGTCCATTGTGTTGCCATTGCTTCTGCAATACCTTTAAATGTTTTGCTCCTTAATGTTCTTCTTTCTGCTGGTGTCTTTGCATCTTTCAATGCATCAAAATACCATTTAGGTTGTTTTTTCTTTACACCTTTTTTTGATATAAATTCTATAAACTCACCTTTATCAACTATATCTGTTGGTACTAATTTTGGTAAGTTCTTTAACCATAAACAAGTACTTTTCTGTGCTTTATCTCCAAACATATAAGGTTGTATTATTTGGTCTGGTTTTCTTATGTTGCTACTAATAACACTAATAGGGTTTTCAATAGCTATTTTATTAATTGGTGCATCCATAAGTTTCTGTACAAATTCTAATGCTTCAGCTTGGTTTTTATATCTTTCTACATTCTTGCTACCATCTTTGTTGTATAACCATCTTGCACCACTTACTGCTAAAAATGTACAAGGTGGATGTGCTATCATCATATCCCATCCTTGTTTAATTACTTCAAATACATCTTGTTTAAAATGCCATTCTGGATGACCACCACTACAAGGTAATAAATCACAGCTAAATGCTTGGTGTCCTAACTTTCTTAATTCTTTTGTTACTGCTTGGCTTTCTTCACAAGCTACTAATATTTTCATAATTCTGTTTTTAAGTTGCACAGTTTATTATTTCGTACTCACTATTGTTTTGCTTCCATTCAAAAGACTTTAATACTAAAGCTGCACGTTCATCATACATTGTTTTTTGTTCTTCTTCTAATGTTCTGTACTTCTTTTCGTTTTTAGTATAACCACCATCAAATTGGTTTAGTTTCTCTATTGCTTTGAAATAATCTTTTTCTAATGTTGCATACTTTTTTTGTATTACTTCTAACTTTGAAATCTGGCTGTACTCTATTTGTGATTTAACTATAAAGTTACTTTCAAGTTTATCGTAATAATCAAATCTTGACTGCTTATAGATAGGGTACATTTTATTTGCGTGTATTGCCGTTGCGTGGTCAAATGATTTACCTTTTGATTTTATAAAGTCTGATATACTTACCCACCTCATATCAAGTTTGTTTCTTAATATATGACAAAGTAAAGCCCTATGCTCAACGTATTCAGTTTTTCTTGTTTGTTTGTATATATCTAACCCAGATAAACTAATTAGTAATTCACTTACTTCTTCTGGTGTTTCTAATATTGTGTTTATAGTATTGTATTCCATTCTATTTACTTTGTAGTTTTTGGATGTATAATGCTGCATCCATTAGTTCTTCTTTTAAGTGTTGTAAAAAGTCATCGTGTTTGTTGTCTTGTAGTGTTGTTTTGTATTTGTCTATTCCAACACAACTTCTTATGTCAAACTCTCTTTTTAAATCTTCTACTATTTTATCTTTCATTGTGTTCTTAATTTTAAAAGGTGATAGCACTCTGTGTATTTTTGTCTTGCTTTACCTTTGTATTCTTGTTTAAATAATTCATATAGCTTTCTTGTGTATTGGTATTTTGTTTCACAATCTTTTAAATACTTACCAGCAAACACCTTACCCTTACCTTTAAAGTAGTTTACATTATCAGCAGTATCACCAATTATAAATTGCTCATATAAATTATACATAGCTTCTTCTTCTGATATATCTAATACCACCTGGTGCTTGTAGTGATAGTTGTACATCAAGCAAGGAAATTGTTTGTAGTCTTTGTCTATTGAAACAATCATTACCTCATCTCTACCAATATCATTGCTAATTTGCTTCCAATACCTTGCAACCATATCATCTGTTTCTACACCATAACCCCATATGCTATCGTAGTGGTCTTTAACAAATTGGTGCATTTCATTTAATAGTGGTGGCAGTTCTTGTTTCTTTCTGTTGGCTTTGTACTTTGGTGTGATTAGTTTTCTAAAGTTACCCTTTGAACCACTAAAGCATAATACTTTATCTATGGTGTATTTATCTTCCAAGTCATTTACAATCTTCATATACTGCTGGTCAAACTTATTTCTTGCATCAGCTATATCTGTGTAATACTTTTCATCATCTGGTGTTTCTCTTTTACGATAGCAACTCGCAAAAATTAAACTATCTGCATCTACTAATAAAATCATAATGCTTCTTTAATCATTTTAAGGTGCATTTCTTGCATCTTCTTTTGTTCTTTAGTTACCATACTAATTATGCTTGGTAAATCTCTAAAAAGCTGGTCTACTTCCATTACAAGTGTTTTGTTATCATCGTAACCAATATACAACTCACCATCTAAACAATGCAATGTATCTGTTTCACCTACATAAGTATGTAATTGTGCATCTTGTAATTGTGCTTTTAATATTTCAACTTGTGCCTCTAATTTTTCTATTCTGTTATCTTGTCCCATTTGTCTATTGTTATGTTAAGTTTTAAATAATTCTTTTTACCTGGTTTTACTTGGTAGTTTATAAGCACATCAGTTATCTCACTATCTTGTTCAGTATGATATTCTATTTGCTTTCTTAACTTTTCCCAAGCTGCTTTGTTTACTTCCATTAATCGTTGTTATAGTGTTTTAAATATGGTTGTTCTTTGTGGTTACATTTCTTAACCCAGCTTTTATCTAAAAACTTTATGTATCTAAATTGCCTTAAATCGTGTTTAGTTGCTTCTTCTTTATTTGTTTGTAAATATCTGCAACCACCAACATTGTTTTTATATCTTTCACTTTTTTTTGATACAGTCATACTTGTATTGTGATACATTGTGTTTTCAAGTTCCCAAAAACTACTTGTATGTTCACCGTAATATCTAAAAGAACAAGCTTGATAAACAATACCTAAACCACCACATCTTTCATCTGCAAATGATTGTATCCATTTTATGGTTTTTAATTTACCTTTTATGTATTTAATAGAATAACTAATAGCCATACTTTCACTATTTTTTTTAGCCATATCATCTAACCACATACGATTAAGTTCTAAATACTGGTTCATTTCTGTACCCTTAACAACACTTCCACAACTTGCTGGGTTCATAGCATAACCATACTGTAATACACCCAATAATTTACTTTTAATAAATACACCTAAATGTATGTAAGTTGCATTGTATACTTTTTTACTATAATGATTATCTATAATTATTTTATTGGCTACATCTTTTTCTATTTCTTTTACACAAAATTCATCAGTACCATAACCTATAATATCTTTGTGCCCAAACATTGGTATCTGGGCACTATAAATATAACCTTTCATTAAACTAATTCTTTTATATAAGATGAAAATGTTTGCTCAACCGCATCTTTAGTAAACGAACAACTTTGTGTTGAGTTAAAATGGTATGTTGTAAAGTCAATTAACATATCTAATATTTCTTTATTAGTCTTTTCTAAAATGTTATTTGATTTTATTTTACTCATAACTGGTATTATGCTACCTCCATTTAATTTCATTGATTTACCATTTTTTTCTAAATGCTTTATTAGTTTTCCATTCTTTAAATAGTTTTCACCTAAATACTCAACCAAGTTTAAAGTTCTATCAAATTCTTTTGTTAAAATAGCAGAACCATTTTTAATGTTTTTTGCATTACCTAAAAATATTTTTATTAAAGCTGGTATTGTAAATAGTCTACTATGTACATCACTTGCTTCTTTTAAATTTTTTGGGCTTTGTAAAACATCACGTAAAAACTTTTTATATACTTTGTGGTTTGAACCAGCATAACTAACTACATAATCAATTTGCTTTAGTACTTTACCCCTTGTGTTAAATGATATAAAAGACTTTCTTGCATCTTCTTGGTCTTTCACATAAATCTCTTTAACACTTATTTTTTTAAGGTTTAGAACATCTAACATTGCAGATTTTAAATGTGCCCCATCGGTTAATATTTTAGTACCATCTTTTGTAACACTAATTAATACATCACGCATTTGACCTTGTGTTGAAACCGCTTCTGCTAAATCTTTAACATTGTTTTCATTTC